AAGGTGATATCTTAGTGTCGCGTATCAAACAATCCTTAACAGAGAACGAGGATGTCACAGAAGAGGCGTCATAACTCCAGAAGGTATCGCAGTGGGCTAGAACGTGAAGTCGCTGCGTTCCTAAAAGGTAATCAAACTAGAGTCAGGTATGAGGTTCTAAAGATAGAGTGGGAGGACCTACGATACAGAACTTACACACCTGACTTTATTTTGGATAACGGTATAATAATAGAAACAAAAGGTATCTTTGATAGCGAAGACAGACGAAAGCACATGGAGATACGAAAGCAACACCCTGAACTAGACATACGATTTGTGTTCAGTAACTCTATGGCAAAGCTGTACAAAGGTGCTAAGTCAAGATACTGCAATTGGTGCGATAAGAACGAGTTTCTTTGGGCGCATCGTGTTATACCTGAAGAGTGGTTAAAGGAAAAAGGAAGGCCTACTAAGATGAAACTTATAGCATTCAAAGGTAAGAAAAGGAATACGTAATGCCTTATGAAATAAAAGATGATGAGGTAGCAATACTTTTAAGACCTGCAAGCTTTGACGAAAAAGGAGAATGGACAGGTGAGCTAGAGACAGGCTTGGCTTGTGGTGCTATGAAAAAAACTGGTATGGAAACTATGTCACACTTAGTTCACTTAGCTACTTTAATGGGTACGTTTTTAGAGATGGCTCAAGAAGATGAAGTTTTGTATGAAGCAGTAGCTGATAGAAGAGATTATTTATTAAGCCTTGACAAACAAGAAAAACCTCTATATGAAACAGTAGAGGGAACTAATGGTAAAGTTCTTAAGCTTACTAAATGGACTAAAACGGAAGGTAATGCATGACTAATATTGATCCAGTGAATAAACCTATACATTATAATCAGGCTGGTATAGAGTGCATAGATGCAATAGAAGCCATGACAGAAAACATGTCAGGATATATAGCACCTCAAGCAGCAAACGTATTAAAGTATATGTGGCGCTGTGAAGACAAAAATGGTTTAGAAGATATAGACAAAGCAATATGGTATTTACTAAGGATGAAGAAACGTTGGATGGAGTTTAATAAATGATAAAGAAAAAATTTAGTGTTACATTTTTATTAAATATAGAAGAGGATAATAATATATTTTCTTCTGTAGAGGAAGCACATGAAGATGATGTGTATGATTTAATACATAACACATTTCACGACATAGATGATGTGCAATTAGAAAACTTAAACATTAAAGAAAGGTGGTAAATATGGATAATTATTTACCTACAGATTATCAAAGCTTTATACATAAATCTAGGTACGCAAAATACTTTGATAAGACAGGGAGAGAGTCTTGGGGAGATACAGTAGAAAGATATATGAACAACGTCATTATACCATTAGCAGGTGATGATTCATATGTAAAAAAACTACGTGATGCTATATTAAACTTAGAAGTTATGCCCTCTATGAGAGCTATGATGACAGCAGGTGCTGCACTAAACAGAGATAACACTGCAGGATATAATTGTAGTTACTTACCTGTTGATGACCCTAAGTCATTTGATGAGGCTATGTTTATCCTTCTCTGTGGTACTGGTGTCGGGTTCAGTGTCGAGAGGCAATACATCAGTAAGCTCCCTGAAGTCCCTACTCTCTTCGTGAGCGATACCACTATCGTTGTAAAGGACAGCAAGGAGGGATGGGCTAAGTCGTTCAGACAATTGTTGGCACTCCTTTGGGCTGGTGAGATACCTAAGTGGGATATCTCTCGTGTACGTCCTGCAGGTGCAAGACTTAAAACCTTTGGTGGCAGGGCATCAGGGCCAGGTCCACTCGTTGATCTATTTAATTTTTGCATACACACATTTAAACAAGCAGAGCTACGTAAGTTGACCAGCTTAGAGTGTCACGACATTATGTGTAAGATAGGTGAAGTTATTGTTATGGGTGGCGTAAGACGCAGCGCTATGATATCCTTGAGTAACCTTAGTGATGAACGTATGCGTCACGCTAAAGCAGGTGATTGGTGGGTAAACACAGGACATAGAGCACTAGCTAATAACTCTGTAGCGTACACTGAAAAGCCTGAGATGGAAACTTTTATGCGTGAATGGCTTGCGTTAGTTGAGAGTAAATCAGGGGAGAGAGGAATATTTAATCGTGAAGCATCTAAAAAACAAGCTGCAAAGAATGACAGGCGAGATCCATATTATGACTTTGGAACGAACCCATGCTCTGAGATCATACTTAGGCCGTATCAGTTCTGTAATCTTACTGAAGTTGTGGTTAGGTCTACAGACACTATTGAAGATCTTGAACGAAAAGTCCGTATGGCAACAGTTTTGGGAACTATCCAGTCCACCTACACTAAGTTTCCTTACTTGCGAAAAGTGTGGCAAAGAAATACAGAAGAGGAGAGGTTGTTGGGAGTGTCACTAACAGGCATTATGGACAACAGATTACTCACTAATGAAAATAGAGGTTTAGATAAGACACTGGAGCACCTAAAAGATGTCGCTATTATCACTAATTCTGAATGGTCTAGCCGTTTGGACATACCCGAAGCTACTGCAATTAGCTGCGTCAAACCGTCAGGGACAGTCTCCCAGTTGGTTGACAGTGCCTCTGGTATACACCCTCGCCACAGTCCATATTATATCCGTACTGTACGTGGTGATATTAACGATCCCCTCACCAAGTTAATGATGGATCAAGGTATACCTAGTGAGCCTTGCGTTATGAAACCTGATAGTACAGTAGTGTTTAGTTTTCCTGTTAAATCTCCAACAAGTGCAGTGACTAGAGATGATATGTCTGCTATAGAACAACTAGAACTATGGCTCATGTATCAAAGACATTGGTGTGAGCACAAACCTAGTATTACTTGTACAGTTAGAGAACATGAGTGGATGGCTGTAGGTGCATTTGTTTATGAACATTTTGATGAGATGTCAGGTGTATCTTTTTTACCACACTCCGATCATACTTATCAACAAGCACCATATCAGGATTGCACTAAGGATGAATATGAGTTACTATTAAGTTCGATGCCAGAAAAGATAGATTGGTCTAAACTTTCTGAGTACGAACAAGAAGACAACACTTTGAGTACGCAAACTCTAGCTTGCACTGGTGATGTGTGTGAAGTAGTAGACATAACATAAAGGAGAACGTCTATGGTCTTAGAATTTTTAGCGATGGCAGTAATTGGAATTGGTATTATTCAAGAAGTAATTGTACCCGTGGGAACTTACACTATTGATGCGGCAGCACCTTACTTTGAACAAGGTATTGATACGGTCAAAGGCATTGTTAATTGAAGTGGATACTGATATTCATAATGTTCAATAACGGTGTGCACTACGCTCAAAGCCAACCACAAATGTATAATAATTATGGTCAGTGTAAAGCTGTGGCTGCTGAGTTAAAAGAAAAACTAGATGGTAGTAAACCTAACGATAGTGCATACGTTTTGTCTTTTTGTGTGTCGTTACCAACCAATGCCTAAAATAAACTTAGAAGAGGAGGCAAGAAAGTTTCTTAATCTACGAAAGAAAGAAACTGATCCAGAGGAGTTGCGTAAAGAGTTAATAGTTATGCTAGAACGTTTTTTAGAACAGCTAAAAAGGAAGGGGCCGTAGTGGCCCCTTTTTACTTTAGAAGTTTGTTTCGTCTAAGTATTTTAGATGATCTATATAGGAATTATATACCTGTAACTCTCTATAACTAAAGTCTTCTAACTTAGCTGTTACCCCAAACTTATTTCTCATGTATTTCATAGCTTTAGATTGTTGATCTTTTGAACCTTTTGTAGAAGCTTTGTATCTTTGTCTTTGTAAAAAGTTTGTGCCTGATGTAGCATCTAAGTATTCTCTGGTGATATCACGAGCTTTCCTCATAACATCTTTAACCATACCTCTTCGCTGCCCTACATCAGCTTTTTTAAATCTAGCACTTTCAACTAGCTTTTGCATTTTAACTTCAAGCATAGGTGCTATAGCTGAGTTAAACACCCTATCATATTGGGTCATTTTAGTTCTACTATCTGCAGTCCACGTTTTCATTTCTGCCATAGAATACACTTGTTCTGCTGCAGTTTTACCTCTCTTTACAGTCAAGCCAAAGATACGAGCAAGCGGGTTAGCGTCATACAAATCTCCTGCACGAGTTGCCACCCTTAGTTTTTCTCCAGTTATGTTATCTGTTTCGTCAATAAAAGCCTCAAGTATATTATCAAAATACTTAGTAGCTTGTTGAGTAAATACAGCACCACCACGAGCCTGTCTTGGATCTTTAATTGTGTCTGTCTCAAACATAAAACCTACAGCACGATTAGCTGCATCTAGAGGTCTTGCAAAACCAGCGACTATACCACCACTTGATTTATATATTGCCTCTAGCATGGCAGAAACATTTGCTTCTGTTCCTCTATCAGAATTAAATATTACATCAAACACATTATAAAGATCATTACCAAACTGTGCATCTCTTGCAAGTTGTCCTACTGCAAGTTGTTGTGTAACATCTTCTATGTTTTCTCTTCCTACTCTTTCGCCTTTTCTTGCTAAGTTCGCAGCCCTACCAACAGCTAAAAACATAGAGTAAGGAAATATATTACGGACATCAACGACCGTACCACCACCTACTTCAACTTCGTTGTAGGCTAATCCTTTTTGCTCCTGTTTTTCTGAGTGCAGCATAGCCATACCCAATGCTGCTGTGCCTACTATAGAACGTGATAGTGCCTCTTGAGCTTTGATACCTTCTCCTTTTGCAATCCTTGAAGCAGCAGGTAAAAAACTAAGAGGTGACCATTGATAAGCTGTAGCCACTACGTTATTAAAAAATCTACCAAAAGGTAATACAGTTCCTAAACCTGGTGCATTTGAAAACTGCTCTACTATTTTAGCTACACCTGCAAGTGCCTGATCATTTGTAGTGTAATCTTTTGAAAATACAGAACGCATAGTAGTATCTAATGCACCACCTATGACATCATCATCTATTACCTCTAAATCTCCCTTTTTTAAAACATCAGTTAGTGTTCTTCCCTCATACTTTAATCTTAAATATTTATCCATCTCTGTCATAAACATAGTAGATTTTGTAAAACTATCTTGTATACGAACACCAGTAATATCCATAGCAGCTTTAGTAAAGTTTTCTACACCATACTTGCCATAGATTATAGTGTTGTTTTCATCTATACCGTAACGCTTAGAACTACGCTCAACAGCAGCACCAATAGTTTCATGTAATAAACCTTTTACATCTTTATGTTTATTTAAAAAGTCCATGTACGCATCATGTGTAGTAAAAGGATCTAATAAGTTTAGCATTTTTTGTGCTTGTATTTGCTTATACACACCTGCTTGTCTTATAAGCTCTCTACCTTCTTTTGTTTTTTTCCCTCCGTGTAATACTGTAGCACTAACAGATAACATACCACCACTTAAAATATCTGATACTGTTTGGCCTACATAAAACTGACCAAAGCCCATAACGTTTGCTGCAGTAGTTGCAGGTGAAGACACAAGTAAACGTTTCCAAACGTTTTGTCCATACGTAAATGGCTTTGCTTTTCTTGCTATCTTTAACTCGCTTTCTAAAGTATCTCTAACAGCTTTACTATTTAGAGAGTCCGTAAGTATTTCATTACCAGCTACAACACCACCATCTATAGCGCGTCTAAATTGAGACATAACAGAAAGTGTACCACCTGCTCTGCTAATCTCTCTAGCCATTACATCTCCTATGTCAACAGCTAGACCATCTAAATCTCCTAAGTGTATATTAGACACATCGTACATAGTTTCTGATAGATCCTGTAAATAATCATCATCCATGTGTCTTATGATGTTAGTTGCCATGTCTGACACGGTTGTGTTACGTTTTAGTTTCATGCCGTTGTCAATAAATATTTTCTGTAGCCCGCCTTTACCGTCAGCACCAAACAGTATTTCGTGCAGCATACCCTCTGGCATTGCATCGTTACCTAGCTTGTATGTACCACGCTCTACTTTAGATGCCCAAGAATCTAAGTTTTCTTTCATAAGTTTCTCTGCTTGTTTTTGTGCGGAGTCACTCAAAATCTTAGGGCCAATAGTTTTCTTTTTAAGCTCTCTAATTCTATTCTCTATATTTTTTATCTCTGCCTTTGGAGCTTTAGCATCTTTAAGTTTTTTTAATTGATCTTGTAAATTATTTATTACCTTAAGTGGTTGCTCCTTTGCACGAGATGCAGCATTAAGCTCTTTTATACCAGCACCTAATCCTGACGTACCCTCAAACTTTCCAAAGGCATAGTGCAACCCACCACCGACACCTCCAAGTAAAGTAGAAAATGCAGTGTCAAGAGGATTATATTTATCTTGTGCTCCTACATCAAGATACACATTTTGTATTGCATCTGCTTGTACACCTGCAAACAAAGCATCATAAGCAGTAGTATAAGCTACGGCTCTTTTGCCACGTTTTTTAAACTCTTTTTTTATAAAATCATCTGCACCCTTAGATGCAGCTTTTGATACAGCAATTCTGTATGCTTCTTTTGCAGCTTGTTCTGACTGCTTTGCTATAGCTTCTTTCTTAGCACTATTAGCTATCATCTTTTGCGACATAGCTTCACCAGCTTCTTTGGCAGCTTTCTGTGCAACTTCTTTAGTAGCACCAGATCGTGCAGCTTTCATAGCGGCATTTGATGCAGCTTTTTTAACTAACGATCTACTAGATTGATTGATGCCAACAGCCGCAGCTTTACCATACCCACCAGTAAAAACACCTAAGTAATTTGTAGGATCAGTAACTGCAGAGTAAACATAGTCTCGCACACCGTCTACTGCACCAAAGAAACCATCATTAACAAACACATTACCTAAACTATCATATAACTTATACGCTTCGTTAGCCGCTTGTTTATCTTCTTCAGACCCACGAGAGACAAACATAACCTCTCCTGCAGTAGATATCGTATTACTATTAAAGTATCGCATGTGATCCACAAAGTCTTCTACTACCTTTTCAGGTTCAGCAGTTTTGTAATCTACGCCTTTACTTCTAGCCATGTAGTTTCTTATTGTGTTAAGGTTTTTAAAGTTATATAAATCTTTCTTTTTTAGTCTGTCTCCTTCAGGTATATTACTTTCGTAATTACTCGCATCAATAGTTGTAGGTCCAGTGGTAGCACCTCTGTCCTTCTTAAAGTAACCTTCTTGTTGAAGTTTTTTAAACTCATCGTATGTTATAGGTTGTGTCATGTATATCCACCTAGCCTTTTAAGAGTTGGCCCTTTCACAATAAGCTTAACCATTTTGGCATAATTAGGATCTGTTGCATAACCAGATTTTCCCAAAGCTTTTATTTGTTCATCTAGTGTTTTAGCTTTTAAAAAATGTTTATATCTAGGGTTAGTTTGTAAAAACTTTCCATAATCTTTTACACTTTCTTCTAAGCTATTATAAGATCTAAAACTATCCCACATTTTAATTCTTTTACCATTTATAACTTCATGTGTAATAAAAGATATACTAGGTTTACCGTGTGCTTTTATACCAAAGAAGCTATTACCTTTTACTTTAGAACCCCATCCTGTTTCAATAGCGCTTTGTGCTATTATAATACGTTCATCTATACCTATCTCATCAGATAGTTTTTCTGCTAGTGGTTTTAAAGTAGATACAAACTCTTCCTTAGTTTTAAAAGGACCAGAGTGTGCTGATTGTTCTATCTCATATGCACTCTGTGATTCTAATACAGGCGAATAGTCTTTATAACTTACGTCCATCATAAGTCCAGTGCCTGTAAACAAACCTATACTAAATACTAAAGGATACGTCATTAAGTGTCTTACCATTTTTTTATACTCGATCTTATTGACCTTACACTATTTTTATATTTTTGTCAACTAGTTTTCTAAATAGTAATCTACACCTGCTTGACCTCCCTCTACTTCAATAATAGCTTCCATTACTAAATTTACTTTACCTATAGGTATTTTACCATCAGGTGGTATTCCTATTTTATTAGATATAAAACTAATGTATGCATTGGTATCATTCTCGCTAGGAGGCGCATATTTAGTAATAAACTCTCTCAAAGTTTTTCCTCTAGTTTGTGTATCTAATACTATTTGTTTACGTAAAGCGCGTAGTCCAGCTTCTTTAGTTTTAAATTTAGCAAATCCAGCTTCCCCCTCTACTGCACCCTTTTGTCCTGCCATCCTTAAATTACCTGGATTATTGTTACGAACAGATAAAGGACCAGCACCTGTAGGCTCTGGACTAAAATCTGTATCCTCTGTATCTGTTATACTTGATTCTATTTCTATTGGTGCCGCACCTTTTATTGATCCATCAGGATTATGTGTATCCCCAAATAAATTATCCCAGCTTTCTTGCGTTAGTGATCTAGCTAGTTCAGCTTGAGTATATCTTCCTTTAATAATATCCGCTGCCTCTTTGCCACCTACGTTAAGCCTCCTAAAAAACGGAGGATCTTTTTCTGGTCTAGGTGGTACATCTGTTCTAGGTCTTAGTAGTTCACCTTCATCAGCTTGTATAAATGCACTGTCAACTGTTCTAGTTGTACCTGCAGTTATATTACCACCATATGTAATATCTTGTATTGTACCATCTGCTACTAAATCACGAAATACATTTTCAACGTCTGCGTCTAAAATATCCCTACCACCTATCTTACCTGATAAAGGCATACCATCTATGTCAAACGTAAACACAACACGTTCACCTGTTTCTGTAGTGCCTTGTGCAGTTGCTCCACCATCTGCTGCCATAGCTCCAAATATCTCGTTAGCAGTTTCCATATCAGGTAACAAAGTTTTTAATTCATTAAATCTGTTTGGAAGAAGCTTTTCTAAACCATACAACTCTCTATCATTTATAAAGTTTATACCAAATGATTTAGTGTATGATGCTATAACAGGATATAAAGAGTTTTCCATCATCCTTACTGCTGCATCAGGGTCTGTTATCTTTAACTCGTCATATACATTATCTTCCTGTACTTGTTTTTTTGTTACTGCAATAGCCCTATTAAAATCATCAAGCACTTCAGGAGCACTATAAGTTTTACCTGGGGTAAGTCTAAAATATGTATTAGGTACTAGACTATTGTACGTATCTTGTGCAGCCAGTTCGTTTAGATCCATGATAGAGTAACCATTGTAACGAGCCTCTCTGTCTAAATCTGCACGTACTTGATCTTGCAAGCCAAAGCCCAGCGCCTTAGACAAAAAGCTTCTATTAGGATCTTTAATACTTCCTATGTCAGGTTTAGTTAAACCATACGTTCGACTTATAAACTCATGCAGTGACATATCACCACCTTCAAATGTATCGGGCATGTCAACAACTGCATCTATCTCTAATTTAGTTAGCCTATCTTTATTCATACTTTTAGCGGCACTGTCTAGTGCTTCATAAAATTCCAGTATAGTCTCTGGACCATTAGCTACTGCAGCTTTTATTTGCATATCTGTAGCACCTAATCTTTTTAAGTTGTTAACAGTAGGCATAAGAGTATTGTTAACAACGCCTAATCTTTTTTGAAACGTGGCTTTACTACGTTCAAATTCTTCCTTTTGCTTGTCTTCGTATGCCCGTGCTCTTGCAACACGCTCATTAATGTTCTTAGCGGTTTCATTCATAAACCCTGTAGCAAAAGCTTTCCAATTAGCCATAGTAATTTACCCTCTTGCCATTAGACCACGACCCTGCACTGCTTGCTTTGGCGGTAGTTCTTCTTGTTGTTGCGTTTCTTCTACGTTTGGATTTTGTTCATCCTCTACGGGTTCATCCATAGGCACATCAGCTTCAGGCTCTTTATCTTCTATATTCTCTTCAGGTGCAGTATCTGCTGCTTCTGCTCTAGATAAATCGCTTCTAGTGTATTCTGCCATATTTCTAAGTAACTCTGTGCCTTCGTCTACCATGTCTTGTTCTTCTGCTCTATTTATGGCTGCATCAAGTAGCATAGTAACTCTGGCACGTTCCTTTTGTAACATTTCTTTTTTAGGATCACGATTAGAAAACTTATATTCTATATCGTAGCTATCTGCTACAGCAGCAAAATATTCCATAAGTGCTGGAGCAATCAATAAACCTACATCTAAACTATGCACACCTTTCATAACACTAGATGTGTAAAGAGCCTCTACTAAGGGTTTAATAGGAACACCTGATTGTATAGCAACTAGTATATCATCCAGCGTGTCTTGGTTTGAAAGCTGCGTCATATAAAAACTTAGTGATTCTTCTACACTACTAAGTTGTGGAGGACGCTCCCAAGGACGATCTCCTGTAGCGTGTGTTGCTAAAGAGTTTCCTGGTAGTGCGCCATTAAATACTGATGCTGCCATTTTATTTTCCTACTTAGTAAACCCTGCACCAAAGTACAGTCCTACGATTGCTGATACTATATGTGTGTCTAGCGGTGTAATTACAAAGCCTTGTGCCATCTTCCACTGTATTGCTTCATCTGGCCCAAACAACCAGTTAAACAAACCACCTGTTGCTTCTGTGTAACCTACATAAACACTAACATCAGGATACCACACTGCTACTAGCTTTGGCAAGACAATAATGCTAAACACTGCAGATAAAGCTATAAGCCTACGTGTCCAAGCAAAGTGACTGTCCTTCTTACCTGCCTCTCTTGCTGTGTTAACTTGGTCTGCTCTAAACTGTGCAGTCTGCAGCATCATCTTGTTTTGCTCTTGGCGGTTCTTTATGCTCTGGCCCCAGATGGACATCACTCCACCTAGTAAGGTAGAGAAGAGCATAGTTATAAGTTCTAGTGGTAAGCCTAGCATGTTACGTCCACGTATCAGGGTTGCCTAAATTAATATTTATCTGTGTCTGATAGGGTTTGTTTTCTTCTTTTAAACTCTCTTGTTTTGCATAACCTACCATAGATGCCGCCTGTACAGGTGAAGCATCTGCAAGCATAGCTAAAGCATCTTTTTTGTTACCTTTTTTAAGAGCTTCATAATAAGCAATTCTTTTAGGACCAGGATTAAAATCAAATGTATCTTTAATAAAAACATTTCCTTTATCATCTACATCAAAGTTAAATACACCTACACTTCTAGCCATACGTAAATCAGGGTCTACTATACCACTTAAAGCACTATATTTATTAACTTCCATTTCATCAAAACCAAAGTCTTCATATGTAGTATAAGACCTATTATCTTGCATAGATGTACTTACTGCAGAACGTAAAGCTTTTATATCAGATTTATTTAAAGAATTTTCTGTTTTTGTACTTCCAGGATTAATTAAGTTACCTGCAAAAAATCTAAACTCACTAGTACCCAAACCTAAATTACCTAAAAGATTTACAAGACCACCAAGTATACTAGCTTCTTTTACGTCTTCTACTTTAAAAGTACGCTTAGACATTAAACCTTCTGATTCAGGCAACACTTCTTCTGTTATCTCAGGTTGAGGGGTCACGCCATATAAAGCTTGCTTTGTTATTGGACCTGCAATGCCATCAACTTTTAAGCCTTTATCTTTTTGAAAAGCTCTAATTGCTTTTTTTGTAAGTGGACCCATTATACCGTCTTCTGCAAGAGGCTTACCGTTTACCCGTATACCTGCAGCATTTAATGCTACCTGCAAATCTTTAGTTGAATCTATTTCTGTATAGCTTCTTTGTTCCTTTCTTATTTTATTTATTCTTTCAATTTCTTGATCTCTAGTTAAAGGTCTAGCTTTAGGTCTTATAATCTTTTCAAATAAACTTTCTGCTCGCATAACAATCTCATCAACAGCCGCATCTGATGTTGGAGCAGAAAATACTTTTACTGTAGAGCCATCATCTGAAGCTACAGAGTTTTCTTGTTGAAATTTATACAAAGGCATGTTGTGTTTTTGTTGCAGTGTATCTGCTGATAAATTTGGATCTATTAAAGTATTTTGCAGAGGTCTTGCTTTTGGGCGTAAAGATACATCTAACTTTGTAGCTTCGTTTAAACCATCTACAAATCTTTTTAACGCTATATTTCCTGTGCTTGCTGCACCTGTAGCTACACCACCTATAGGTTCTACATCCTCTGGTCTTGCTTTTGGACGTACAATACGAGGAGCCATAAGGCCACCTTGATCTGGTTTTGTTTCTGCAACATTTTCTTCAGTATCACCGCCAGTTATACGATTAATAAAGTTGCGAAATATTTGATCTAGTGAGTTAGCCATAAGTTACTTCCTTACTGGGGCGCTACAAAATTACTTCCAAATACAGATTTACCTATTGATGGACCAAATGCGTTTAAAACGGAACCTAAAAAACCACCTGCTGCAGACATAAATCCTGTATCTGCGTCACCATCAACTTTTAATTTAGCTACAACCAACTCTTGATCTCTAGTCATAGCGTTTTCTGCAGTGGTCCACGCAAAGTTCATTAAGTCACGTTCTTGTTGCCATAACTCAGCCAAGCCTTGCATAGACAAATTATTAGCCGCCATAACTTCTGTCATGTTAGCTTCGTTAAGTGCCGCTGTATTAGCTGTAGCTATAGATTGTCTCCACGCTGTGTTAGCTTGTGCTATTACTAATTCATTTTGTGCATTAAACAAATCACGTTGATTATCTAGTTCCGCTTGAAACTTAGTCATAGAGTTTTCTTCACCTGCGTTAAACTGTTCCATAGCGTTACTTTGTGCTACATTAAACTGATTAACTTGTGTAGATAAGCTATCGAAGAACTGATTGACTTGGTTGATACTCTCAGCGTTAAACTGTAGCTGTGCATTTTCTGCAGCTTGATCAGAGAATACACTCTGTACTAATGACTGTGCTTCAAACATAACGGCTTGTTGTTCGTTATCTAAGTTAGCCATGTCCATCTGTAAAAAAGCTTGTGCTTGTTGTGCTGCAGCTTGTTGTCTGTTGTTTAAATTAGCCATGTCTACATCAGCAAATGCCGCTACGTCAGCCATAAGCTTTGCTTGTTTGTTCGACAGATTAGCTAAATCCACCGTCTGTGCAAGCTGTGCATTCTGTAAAGCACGCGATTGCTCTGCAGTAAAGTTTATGTTAGCTATTTCTGCTATGCGCTCTGCTTTAATTACAGCCACTTGTTGTTTATTAGATAGCTCTTGACCCTTCATAGCGGCTTCTATTTGAGCGTTAGCTAGTGCAGTTTGTTGTCTACCTGATAGCTCCTCTAAGCCTATCGTCAACTTATTGCTCATGTTGAAGATAGCAGTTTGTTGTTCGTTGTTTAGTTCTATCTCTCTTTCAGCTACAGCATTAGCTACATTAAACAAAGCAGTCTGTTGCTTGTTATCTAACACACGCCCTTCCATAGCTGCACTTGCTACAGCATCTTGTATAAACGCTTGTTGCTTACGTGTAGCGTCAGCCATATTAGCTTCAAAGGCTTGTGTGCTTTCTAACACTGCCATCTGTTGTTCATTAGTTAAGTTTTGACCCATCATGGCAGCTTTAACTTGTAAGTTAGATAGGGCTGTCTGCTGTTCGTTAGACAAGTTAGCCATCTCTACTTCTAAGTTTTGCGTTGAGCGTAGTATAGATGTTTGCTGTCTGTTTGTCAAGTTAATGTCGTTTACTGCAGCGTAACGTGCAGCATTAGCTATAGCTACATTAGAGCTAATACTTAACTCTTGTCCTTGCAAAGATGCCTTAAACTGAGCCATAGCTAAAACAGCCTCTTGCTCGTTTGACAAGTTTTTAAGCTGTAAGTTAGAGTTGTTCATGGAGTTCTGCAAGTTTGTAGCTTGTCTGTTTGACAAGTTAGCTAACTCAAAGTTCTGTGCTGCAGCAGCATTAGCTAGAGCTACAGCTTGCTCGTTCCGCACGTTCTCCATGTCCATAGCTTGAAAGGTAGCTGCATCAGATTGTGCTATAGGTATTGCACTTTCCATAGCCGCCTGTATCATAGCCGCACTAGCCATAGAACTACCACCCATGCCACGAGCGTTCATAGCTGCAGTTACCCTACGTAACGCACCAGCCGCCCATGCAGGTGTGCCATCGTTAAACTGATCCATTAAGTTTGCTAGTTGACCTTGGACAGTGGATGCAGCACTTACTGTACCTTTTACAGCTTTAGCTTCTAATTGTTGTGTAAATGACGCAGATTGTGCTTCTGCAACAGCATCACCATTTAATGCTTCTAAAGTTTTAGCGGCTACAACTACCTCTTCACTGTTGAGTATTTTATTTACATCAACTATTTCATCAGCACCCACAATAGTTTCTTCTGCAGTTACATCAGGCTCAAACTCAGATTTTTTCTCTGGTGCAGTAGCGTATTCATCAAACTGAGCAGCGTCTTTTATTTTGTTTTCTTTTTGCTCTGCTACCTGTGTCGGCGGTAAGTTGTAGTCTACTTCAGGCTTTGCTCTTGGTGTTTCAGTTTCAAACTTAGCAGGGTCAACATCTTTTACGTCACCTTCAAACTCCTGTTCTTCTGATTCAGTGTACTCATCAAAGAGTGCGGCTGTAGGAAACTCATTTCTATCTATAGACATCTTCATCTCAGGTATTTGACGTATGATGTCTAGTGTTTCTGCATCTAAATCTAACTGAGCTAGGTCTTCAGGTAGCATCGTTTCAGCTTTCATTAAAGCATCTTCTGATGGTGTACCTGTAGCTGCAGCAAAAGTCTCTAATGCAGTCTTAACTTTATCCTGCGACATAACTGCTTTGTATGTCTCTGCTGCGTCTTTCTTAGCGTCTTGTGCTATTTGTGCTTGTCTGCGTTTTAATTTAGTGATAAAATCGTTACGTGTAGCTCTATCTGCATCACTAAGACTTGCAACATCTTGTTCAAATAATTCATATTGTAGTGGTGGTAAAGGATATTTTTCTCTAAGTTCCTCGTCTGTAAACTTATTAAGATAAGCCATAGTAGCCTTAACAGCAGGATCATCTACTGCATCTGCAGCTTGTGCTTGCTTAACTAAGAGTGAAGCGGCTGTAGCTACTTGACCAGTACCCTCATCAATAAGCTGATTGTTCTCTACTTTCAAGCCATACACTGTAGGCTGTTGTAATACAGAGCTAGGCGTAGTTATAGCTTTACCTAGAGCTTCACTCGTAGAAGGTATATCTGTAGTTTCAAATTGTTTCTGCTTAGTTGATACGTCAGCCTGTGTCTGCGTAGTTAAAAGTTCAGCATCTGATACGTTTGTAATTAGCTGATTATACGCATCTGTATCAGCTACTAGTTTAGACTCTTTTATATTGTTAAACACTTCAACTGAAGCGTTAGCTACTATTTCTGCAGCACCCAAATTACCAGTTACTTTAATAGTTTTGCCATTAGGATAAGTAATAGTCCAGTTTTGATCACTGCCTGTTATTTCATAGTTTTCAGGATTGTCAGGTATTTCGCCACTATCAACTATTCCTTTAAAGTCAGGCTCATTAAAGTAATTTATACCACCTACTGAGGAAAGCTGACTACCAAAGGTATCGCCTAGTTCTTCTTTAAGACCATCATAAGGTGCATTAGGTAGTTTACCCGTTTCTGGATCTACTGTAGAGTTACCTTCAGGAGTTTCAGCACCACTCAATGCTTTCTGTGCCTCTGTAAGCTGACCCATAGCATCACTGTAAGCTTTCTGTGCAGCATCTAAATCAGTAGAAGCTTGTGTAGTTTCTGGCGTGGGTGTGCCAGGTTTAAGAATTTGTAAACCCTCTGGTGGATCTGTAGGGTCAGGGTCAACAGGGTCTACTGGATCAGGGTCAACGCCATCTCCCAAATTTATTCCAGCAAACGGAGAAGTTGCACCTGTATCAGATACATCACCAATTACACCCTCGTCACCAGCAATAATCTGTTTAGTTTCTGGATCTTCAAAATCTTGGGTTTCTGCATCTATTTCTTGAATTTTTGCGGCTTCAGCATCTTCCTTTGCGCGTGCAGCAGCGGCCAATCTTCTACTGGCAGGTCCACCAGTAAACATACCTACACCAGATAAGGGTCCACCCTCTATTCTTTGTTTAGCTATATCTGTGTACCTGCCTAACTGAGAGGCAGCACGAGGACTAGACGCAAGAAACGCATCCATATCATCCTTTTGCGCTGGGCCTGTGTAGCCAAGCTCTTTAAGGAGTTGATGCGTTTGATCGTTAGTAAAACCTTTAAATCTTTTCATCTATCTAGTTCCTATCCAAACAAAACCAAACAATAAACCTAAACAAACCAAAAAGATTGACAGTCCTGCTGTCCACTCAATGATAGCCCTTTTAATTTCGTATTGTCTATGTTCATGTTCTTTCTTTTGTTTTCTTAGATCTGCTTCTATTTCAAGTATCTCCTGCCAGTAGGAGGGACCATATGCTACACAAATAAAATCTTTTAATTCTGCTCTCATAGATGCAGCTTTTTGTTTTGCTGCAAAGATCTCCATAGCTTGTGCTTCTACACCACCACCTAAAGCTTTATACCAAGGAGGCTGTTGATTCTGCCTTTCTGCAAAATCTAAATCAGCCATAGCACCTGCCCATTTTGACAGAGTGCCACCCATGTCTTGCAGGTCTTTGCCTACTTGTATGCCTTTCTTTATGGCATTAAAAGCAGCCGTAGCACCAGCTATGGCGGTAACAGGATCAATCATCGCCGTTCTATAATTCTATCTAGTTTTGCGTCTAGAGCCTCCAACCTATCTATTATTCTATTCATGTCACTATTTGCCTCCACCTTAGTCATGTAGTCACGAGCCATCTCCTCTCGTGTTTTATTTAGTAAGACTTGCATACGTTGTGTTTCTGTGTGTTGACTACGGATAACCCAGCCTACTATACCAAGTAGGCCAGTTAGTACAGCACTCCACCCCTTTCCCCTTC